CAGAAACTTGACGGTGGTGGCCATTTTGGGATGGTTGGCTGGCGGCGGGCACGGCTCCCACGTGCACAGAACGTGTTTTTAGACGCACTCCAGCCACTCGGGTCCGCCCATCCGCACCATCCTATCTGGCTGGAACACAGTCTTGACGAGTTCCTCCTTGTCTACACGCGGTGTGATTTGCTCCAGTGGCCACTGGTACTCACCATCTTCCATGGCGTCCACGATACCCTGCAGGTCGTAGATGAGTTTGGCCACAGTGTGAACCTGTGGAGAAAGGCATTCGGACATCTCATAGGCGAAATCGTGCGTCTCAACCATCGACATCATTTTCAGAACTGCTTTTTGCCCAATAATCTCGTAGATACTCAGACCGTTCGGGTAAAACTCGTTACCGTGACGCCATTCAGTCTCCGGAAACTTGGGGTAGGCTTCCTTTATGAAGGCCTCGATCTCTCCCACCGTGTCAAAGAACCACTTCTTGTCGCAGCCGGGGCAGTCGTAGCGAGAGAACTTGAGCATGTACATCGTGTGGTGGCCGGGTCTTTTTTTGGTGTTTGGCTGGCGGTGGGCCTGGCCCTCGCGGGCACAGAACACGAATTTTTACATCTGCCGCGCGCGCGCCGCCCTCGCGCTATTAAAATTCGCCACCTTGCGCTTATACGTCTTGACGTTGTTGGAGTTAAGGTAGCTCCTAAGGAAGGGGGTATTATTATTGTTATTAGTCCGAACCCAATTGTTTACGTTTATTTTGTTGGTGACGTTCGTCAAGTTACTATTTAACCAATCCTTACCGTTCACGAGGTACATGCGCTCGGTTTCAGCATTGCGCACACGCTTCGTGCCCGCCCGTGTCGCTGCGCGCCGGGTAAGGATGGATTTGAGCTGATTCTCATTGATGGTGATACCCGAACTGATGCCGTAGTTTCTCAATCGCTGAGCGAATTCACTATTGGATTTTGAAGTTCTCCATAAATAGGCCATCATATCCTTGGCGATTGGTCTTGGAAATTTAGCGATCAATTTCTTTCTATAATTCTTGTAATTCTGACCATTCTTATTAATCTTGTAATTTTGACCCTGAGCGTTTTTGGCGTGCTGCAAAAGTCTCATACCATGATTAAAAGAATCCGCCTGATTTACAAACTTATTGAACGTCGCCGCCGTCATGATAGGGCGTTTAGCGTTCAGACGGATGGCCTCGGCGCGAACTCTGGGTGAGAATATTTTATGGGCGTTGCCTACTTTACCCGTCTTCAAGAAATTCACGGAACCCCACTGCTTCAAGTTCTCCAACTTATTCTCGTTGTTATACGTGAGCGGTCTGTACGACTTGGGCAGCTGACAGCTCGGTGAAATTTTGTTTGTAAATTCCTTGCGGGTGTACATGATGACATCAAAACCCATTTCCCGTGCCACACCCGTCCTGTACGGCTGGCTGACCGTCATGAAGTAGCGCTCGAGCTCCGTTTTCTGCCACCATCTACACTCTATCTGGGTAGTTGGATAATTAGAATTACATATGTAACCCTTACCGTTCCGGATGGCGCAGGCCCACACGTGCGGCATCAACTCCGACGCGAGAGAAGGAGCGACGTATACTATGGCGCCAGTGAGATCGTACCCTTTTTTTTCCATCAGCAAGTCCCTCATCTTATACGTGTGGCCGCCACCGCTATACATGAGGATAGGGGCTGTCCAGCTATTATTCTTGAACTTGTAACGCCACCTTTCAGCATTCAACATTCTGAAATCACGCCCTACGCGGAATCCCAAGTGACCGAGGATGGCGGGGAGTTCCCACGATGGGTGAGCGCCACTCGTGCCTTTGGATTCTTTTGTAGAGTTGGCGCGCCACTTGACGTTCTTCGTCAGGTATGCGTTGAGACCCGACTTGGGAATGAGCCGACCGGGACCGCCCACGGCGCAGATGTACTGGTTCAGAAATTTCCAGAAATAAATAGCGCTCGTCTTCTTGACCGCACCCTTGTATGGGCACGGCGCGTTGATATTTGAATTGAAATAGGCCCGTTGTCTGTTAGACAACGTGGGTAAGGTTTCCTGAAGCTTCTGCCACAGGATCTTTAGCCCGTTGTCCGACGTCAGAAACATGTTGAGCGACGAAAAGAACCAACACGTGAACCCCGTCTGGCCCACGCCTACGTTCATTACTCTATATCAAGTTTTTATTTCTGATGTAAAATTATATGAACAACGTGAACACAGCCATCGGTATCTTGGCCACGAATAGTAAGAATTTAATATCAAAATTCATATTACATCTCAATACTGAAGAGAGAAACAACTTTATGAAGAACGGCACGAACAGAAAAGAGTGGATAAAAAGGTGGTTACGCAACAGGCGCAACTATAACAACGAAAGAATAGCCAACCTAGTGGCCAAGTACAACACCTCGTCGGCATTTAATAAATACGTCAATACACTCAGTAGTATTAAGAACTCCAATATGTCCCTGCGTAGGTTCATGTTACCAATTGCGAGTGGAGGCCCCTACGTGTCTCTGAGCGTCGGTAATAAGGGCTATATTCAATTGGAACCCGTTTGCTCGAACAACTTTAACAGGGGGGTTTATGTACACTACGGCGTGACTAATAAGAAATTTAGAGGCCAGAAGATAGGGTTCAGATTACGCAAGGCGGCGGTGAACGCCTCGCGACAGTCGGGAATTCCTCTTTGGCAGGTTTCACAGAACATAGAACGTCTCGTGAAGGCTGGGAACCTCCCGGTTTCAGGTAAAATTATGAAGGCACTGGGAGCGACCCAGATCAATTACGCACCCCCGTGCCGCGCCGAAAATAAGCGTGGCGCCTATAACTACGCGTTCGTCGTGGGAATTCCGAAGCGCCCGACCCTTAAGAGGCCGCGCTCGGTCGTCGTCCCTAGAAGACCCCGGTCCGTTATGAGACCCCGGTCAGCACACTAGGTGCATTTCTTGAAAAAAATATACATAAAAATATATGAATAGATTGTTTTCAGGAAACTCTCGTAACAAGAATTTCAATAAAAATTTGCAAAAACTTGAGTACATCATCCTCTCTTCCATGCGTCACAATAGCCATAAAAAGAATTATAACGCCGCGGCGACCCTACTTGTGAGTATGATGAAGCCCAAGGTGAATAAGGGTAACATACGGTTCGAGCAGAAAGAGAACTTCAGACGGCAATATGGTAAATTTGCAAACGTTGTGAACAATAGGGCGATTTCAAGCTTTGCACGCAAAATAGCAAACGACCCATACCAGATGCGGTCCTATTTCAATAGGAAAAACAAGGGGTACAGCAATGGCTTTCTAAACGTCCTCGCGGGCAAGCCCCGGGTCAACACGCGTCGGCCATCGTTCGGGCGGCCAATCACCGGGCCAAACCTGGCAAGACGCCCACCTCCTCTACGGGTGAACCTGGCCCGCCGTCCTCCTCCACCGCGTGTGAACCTGATCCGTCGCCCCAACCTTTCAAGACGGTCGGGGTCGTCGTGCGCGTTCAAGAAGCTGAACATCTTCGGCAGACCTGTGTGCAAGTAACTACAGAAATCTAGGACATGAATGAGACCTGCGGATACGTTTCAATTTTGGAAACAAATTGAAGTTGGCTAGTTCATTAGAGACGCACTTGCGAATCTCGTCTACAACACACCTGAAAGTATACATGGCCACAGCGGGCTTGTTACCCACCAGCCAGCGCTTCCTAAGAAGCTTCACGAGCGCGCGTTCCATCCTGTGTTTTTAGCGGCGCCAGTCTTTAGTCAAATATCTTGTACGAGCATTTTAGTGCCTCGTCAGCATCCACAGCTCGGCGCTCGTTTCCGTAAATCTTTATGACATCTGGAAGATCACTTTTTTCTTGATCACACAACCACTTCATGGACTTTGGTGGGTCCCAGTCGTTTGTGACGGAGTGTTTGAAAGGCCCGTCTTCAGCTTTGATGACGTGAATTTTGCTCTTGATTTCATCAGGTGACATCAGAGTCTGCATAACGGCTTGAGCAGCCAAATATACGTTCAGATAGTCAGGTTGAGGTGTTTTTTGGATATCAACTCCACGTGACTTGACGTGCTCCTTATAGTCCGTTTCCTTTTCCAACGTGTTCATGATATTGAGTTCGTCCCGCCATTTTGTGACGAACTCAGACCCTGGCACGCATGCAAAGAGCCAACTTTCCAGAACCGGGTACTCCGGTTTAGTCGTTGCACCTTCACGATAGTACCCTATAAATTCCACACCACGCGTCCTCTGCTCTTCCCTCAACCAATCAAACGATTTTTGAGGGACAATAGAAGCGTCACACCATACCCCTCCATATTTTGAAAGAACATGAAGCCTCACAAAATCAGACTGGCGTGGTTTAGTGTCTGCGAATTTAAAACTAAAAATATCAACGTCCGGGAGGTACTGTTTCAGGTTTTTAGGATTGAGGACTCTGATATCCCACGTGGGGTTCAGACGCTGCCACTTGTCTATGGATTTCTGTATAAATTCAGGGAGGTCCTCGCTGTCCCAATAGGTCCATATAGTTTTTGGTATTTCTTGGTGTGTAAAGGGTTCCTGTTGTCTGAGCCACACGAGGCAGAGAACAAGAACTATAAGGGGCACCACAAGGGCCCACATCTAATTTTAGTTTAGAAATTAATAGTTATTCCACACGGATGTTGAATGATGCCTAGTGAATATACTGGGGTCGTTAGGTGGAGTTATAGTTTTCCTACCAGCTTCATAAGAACTTGTGAATTCTTTATCATGCTGCGGTGCAAACTTCTGATAAGGGAGAGACGCGACGGAACCTTCGTTTACTGAATTCATAGCCTCCATTATTATACGAGGGCCAGTTGTGAATAAAACATCACGGTTGTTCTTGTGTTTGTCCAAGAGCTCAAAAACCTTTTCCCAGAAGGGATGCCCTTTGGGGCTTATCATAAGTGCGTTTTGATGGGTTTCTCCACTTGGACCGTTTTTCCACGGAGACTCGGCTATGGACACTTTGTCCTTGTCTAAAATGTGTTCAAAGTTATTGAGGCACTCAAAGTCCATGTCCGCGTATATACCCCCATATTCGTTCAACATAAAGTACCGAGCCGCATCTATCCTTTTTATTTTCAAGTCGTACCCCTTGTAAGTATCATAAAACCAACTGTATTTTGTTCTTATTAATTCATCCAGATCTTCATCTGTCCACATTCTGTATTCATAATCTGGGAACTTTTCCTTCCACGTCTTTTGACACTCTTTCCATACGGGATGCCACTTGGACTCGTCAGCTGGGGCCGTTTGATGGATGATCTTAGGCACGCCTTCTTCAAAGTTGGATCTATTTTTCAAAAAAAATAAAAGGACGATGAGGAGACCTGCTAGCACCACCCACATCCACTCCATACTACTATACGAAATCATAATTTTCTGTGATGCGCGGAACTGAGCACTTGGTGTACCGCTTTGACACCGCATCCAACGTGGTGTTCACGTGCGTCTTGAGCTCTTGGAGAGAGTCTGCCAACGCACCCACGTCTTTCGTTTGAACAAGAGCTTGAAACAGGTCGTTCAAAACCTCCACGTACATGGCGACAACCTGCCGGATGTCAGTCTTGCGCTGCCGAGCCTTCTCACGCTGCTGAATTTTCTTCTTAAAATCATCCTCGCTGAAATCCCCAATCATAAACTTGATACGAAGATCCCTATTATCCTCGCGGATGTTGACGTCGTATCGTGGCATGAGGACCCATTGGCAGTGTGCACGCGATCTATGGGCTGCTGATATAATGGTCCAGACGTGGCTGTTGCGGGCCACTATGCGCATGATCGCCGTCAAGTCGGGAAATCCACCGCACGGCACGTCACCTGGATTGCGCGCAAGGGTTCCGCGCGCTCTCATATACTCGTAATAATGGGGGTTATGTACTGTGTGCGTCTCAACGCGCCCAGTGCGCCAGCTAAACGCCGTGTGACACTGCGTGCACCACATCTGATCGCAACCGTCAATCTTGAAAATACCCGCAGCGCATTTGGGGCAGTTGCGCGAGTCCCGAGCGAGGAGCTGAGCCGTCGCCACATTGTTCGGATCGCACGTATGGTCGGCATCCTTGTCCTTGCCCTTGACCTCGTGACACTCGGGACAGGCCCAATTGTCGCACATACCGCACTTCCATGCAGTGCTCAGAAACCCACGACAGTCTGTGACTGGGCATGCGCGCACAAACTGACGGCGCTC